TCTGAAGAACGCGAACGCGATATAGTCGGGATCGATAAGCAAGCCCACGTCGGTCGGGATCCATCGACTTGGAATGACCTTGATGCGGCCGAAGTCGGTTGCGATCACATCGACAGTCGACACGACCTCCGTTTTGCCGACCAGCACTTGAGTGGTCGATCTTCCGACGAAGGTCGACACCGTGCGCTTGGGCCCCGGCGGCACCACAAAAAGCGACGGACTGGCTCCATTGGTGTAGGCTTGCTGCATCGCGTCGCCGAGCATCTGCTCGGTCAGGCTCACCTGAGAGCCGCCCGCGACCGCCGCGAAGGCGTCGGTTGCAAGCACCGGCACGCCAGCCGTAACGGTGCCAGGGCAGATCGCGCCATTCACGGCGCCGCCCTTGAAGGTTGCGCGCGCAAGCCAGTGCGAGATCGCTTCGGTGGTGCGTGGCGTGGTGGTGTAGTTGGCGCTCGAATCGGCGCTGCGCGCCTGCCGGCCGCAAGCGATCGTCTCCATGTCCGACTTGAGCACCTTCGACACCATGGCCATCTGATGCGCCATTTCGGACGATTTGCCTGCGGCGTCCGACTCCTCCTGGGTGCCCGACACGGTCGCGTCGCGTTCGGAGATCTGGGTCGCGTTCTGCAGCCGAATGGTCGGCGTACTCGCGCTATTGGAAAGCACAAACCCTTCATACTGCGCGTTGGCCGCATTCACGACCGGCAGGAACTCGGTCTGCCAGTCGAAATATCGGTTCTTGACGTTACGGCGGCGCGTGGCCGACATCACCGGGGTGTCGAACGGATCGATGTTGTAGATTGCGTTGGACAAGTCTTCGCGGTTACCTACCGCCTGATAGGTCGTAAACGCGTTTGTCACGATAGGCATGTTAAATCTCCACTGACTGAGCGCGTCTCCGCGCTAGAGCATACGACGAAAGACTTCTGCGGTGTCGTCGAGACGACCGCTGCTCGCCTGGCGGCGAAGTGCTTCATCGAGGCTCTTCCGAGGCCCATTCCCGTTTAAGGGGGTAGCGGCGCCCGGCGTCAGCGTTCGACCTTTGCCCGGAATGACGGCCCGCGGACGAGCCGCCATCATCCGATCGTACTTGCTCGCCTTCAGGAGCACCGTGAGCATCCTGGGGTCATAGACCGTGGCGACTTCATATTCGCTGAAACCCGCCGACGATGCCGTACGGCGCATCGACGTCAGTTGCTTCTTCAGCGACTCCTCGTCAGGGATCTTGTTATCCATGACGAACTTAGAAAACCCATCTACCGCATATTTCTGAACCCGTCTATCGTTCTCAGCCGCAGCCACCTGCTCACGTTGGGCGCGCAAGTTCCGCGACTGCGCCAATTTGCCGTACAGAATCTGAAAGATCTTCTGCTGGGCATGGGCGCCGGCCGGATCGCGCGCGAACTCCTGATCCCAGTTCGGCTCCTGCGGCAGAAGATTGGCGAGATCCTCCTCGTAGTCGGCCCGCGCCTTCTGGCAGGCGTCCCAGCTCCGCTGAACATAGCTCATGTTCTGCTCGAGCTCGTTCTGCGCCTGCGAAAGCTGGTTCAGCCGTTTGTGAAACGTCGCCTGGCGAGTGTAGCCGCGCAGCGCCTCCTCGAGCGTGACATGGAACGTCTCGCCGTCGGCGGTTACCTCATACCGCGGCCCGGCCTCGGCGTCGCCGACGGATGTCCCATCGGCGTCCCGCCCGTCGGACGGGGCGACCTCTCTTGCTTGAGCGCCGGCTGGGTCGTCCTCGGCAAGGATGGACCAGATATCTTCCGACTCATCCGAGGCTGACTTGTGTTGGTCGTCGGCGGAGAGGTGAGCCCCGTCTTTGGCGTTCTGAGCGCGCCGACCACGGGAGGAATCTTCTTGAACCCGGCCATCTGCAACATCCCTTTCCAACGCGCGCAGTCGATCATTGTCGCCGCCGTCGCGCGTGTCGCCGGTCAGCGGATCGCCTTCAATCGGCCGAACCCCGAACATCGGCTCGGGGCGCTCGGCGCTGACAAACTTGCCTTGTGTGTCGCGCGGCTGAGACGCCGGAGCAACTTCATTCGAGAACGCAATAACCGCGTCTTCCAAACCCTCAGGCAGGATTAGACCTCTGCGCCATCTTCTCGCTGGCGATCAAATGCTGAAGCATCTGCGGAATCGCCTTCAGCGCCATCAGTCGCGCACGCAGATCCATGATCTTGTCACGATCGACCAACGCTGGGTCTTCCATCTCCCCCCGCCACTGCAACTCGAGGATCCCGACCGCCGCCTTGAAAGAACGGTCATTGATCAGGTCGCGGGCGCCATCGGCAAGCTCCTTGCGAATCTGCGCGTCGGATTTGCCGATCTGGGTCATGCGCCTGGCTTCGGCTTCGGTTTCATCTTCGCAAGCTTCTGCTGGTTGTCGAGCGTCGCCGCCGTCGTCAACGCCTGATGGCTGCGATCGAGCGCGTTCTCTTGACTCTCGTGCTCGCGGTCGGCGCCGCCGGCGAGCGCGCCAGCGACGATCTGGCCGCCCTTCATCGCATGTCCGGTCATGGCGGCGTGATGCTGAGCCGCGATGCTGGTCATCCCCTGAACATGCTGCGACGCCGTCTGCGCCATTTTCTGCATGTGCTGGCTCGCGATCTGCGCCGCCTTCAACTGCGCGTCGCTCATCGCCTGCTGATGCTGCTGCGCCTGCGCATCCTGAGCGTTCTGCATCTCGGCCATCGACTGCTGGTTCTGAATGTCGGCCTGATCCTGGTCCGACTGCGTCTTCATCAATTGCGCGCCGAGCGCGCCGAGCTTGCTCGCGTGATCGACGCCGGCCTTCTGGCCGTCGAGCGCCAGCTTCTGAAACTCGTAGGCCGTCTTCGCCTGCAACTGAACGTGCTTGAATTGGTTCTCGTTGTCGATCTTCGTCTTGTCGAGTTGCTGCTTGCCGACCGCGGCCGCCGTCTCGGAGCGCACCTTCTCCATCGCCGCCTGCGCCATCATCAAATTCGGATCGGGCGTCTTCGGCGTCGCCATGATCTGCTGCAATTGCTGCGGCGTCGGCGTCTTGAAATAGCGCCCGACGTTCTTCACGTTGGCCAGCGCGAGCATATCGGTGATGGTGTTGAGCATCTCGGGAATGCCGCACACCGGATTGGCGAGCCCGTACTGGGTCACGATCAATTGCTGGTCCTGCTTGATCTGATTCAGGGCCAGCATCCGCGTGAGGTCGGAACCCTTGCCGAGATTGGGATTGACCTCGACCGACATCGAGGCGTCGAAAGTGCCGGTGTCGTAAGGAAGGAACTTGCCGCGGATCTTCAGCGTCCGCTGCTGATTCGGGTTCTCGCACACCTCGTTGTAGAGGCCGACGAACAGGTCCTTGAAACCCGTCTCGCACAACACCCGCGCAACCATCTCGACGCGCTCCTGCGCGCCGTTGATCACCGCCTCGACCCCGATCATGGTGCTCGACTGCAGCGCCTTGGGATCAAGCCCCTTGGCCGCGTCGGAGAGGCCGGTGCGCCGCTGCAATTGCTCGTTCAGCACCTCGAGGACCGGGATCGCCTGCTGGCCAAGGAACGGCGTGTTGGTGAACAAGACCGACGTCCGCGGGTCGCCGCGAGTGCGAATGACGGCGCCGAGATCGTCGCTCATCGCATCGTCGACCGAGACAACGAGCTCGTTGACCACCGTCTTCGGATTGATCGCCTCGGCCGCGCTGTCGAGGATCGAACGCATTACGTTGGTCTTGATGCGCTGAATGTCCTGAGTGTAATCGGCGAGAGAATCGCCGACGATCGTGTGACTGATCGGGTCGCAACTGAACAACGCGAACTTGACCCGGTTCGCCTCCTCGTCGGCGACGATTTCGTTGTTCTCCCCCATGGTGCAGATGTGACGAATCTCGGGCGTGCCGTCGCCGTCCTTGTCGACCTTGACGTACCATTCGCCGTACTTCACGCCGTCGCCGAGCCGCGTGCCCATGAACCGCGCCGGATTGCGCAACTGCGGCTCGGTCGTGAACGCGCTCTCCGACGTCTGAATGTGCTCGAGGCAGAGATCGCGGTCGTAGCCCATCGCAATCAATTGATCGACCGGCACAATGCGCTGATGGCCGACGATGCGGCTGTCCTTGAAGGTGCGCGCGTAACGGTCG